TACATAAGAACAGTTGTACCCACCAACATGGCATCTGTCCAGTGCGGGGCCACTGGTCATCAATGCCCTCATGCTTGGCATGATAGCTTGGTTGAGTACCGCTTCTTCCAACTCTGCACGTAGTGTGTCAGGCAGAGTGTAGTTGTGCTTCTGTTTCAGATGCCCTGACATATAGTCAAAGTAACGGGTGACTGTTTCACCCCATGTTTCTCTACGCTGTTCATCTTCTTTCCAACGTGCATAGCGTGATAGTGCTATAAAGTTCTGGTAGTCTGTGGGAAGTGTATTACTAATCATCTCTTTACTCCGTAATCGTTCTAATGTTTCTAATGTCGGCACCCTCAATGTCATAAAAGTATTCCTGAATACCGTCCTCTAATTCCTCTCCCACCTGCCCATCGGCAGGGACGGGATACTCTTCTTCGTCAATGTCAATGGTTATAAACATCTTAACTCTCATCCGCCATAACCTCTTCTATCAACCTGTCCAAGTACCACTTGGCCTTTTGCAAATCCTCTAGCGGCTTATCCTTGTAGTCAAATCGCCAAAGGTATTTCATAACATTACCCTGCAGGTAATATTTAAATCCTTTATCAGTAGCGGCAGAGATAGCTTGTATGCACTCAATGCCTGTCTGGTTGTAGTGTGGTGGGCTGTTGACCATATCAACAACATTATCACTTTGTTTCTTTGCTTGTGCCATACGTAACTCCTCTTGTATCATCATTGCTTTCATATATTCTTCATGTCTACTCATGCCGAACCCTTTGTACTTGTATTAAAGTGCAAGTGTACTACGTTACCATCATAGGTCTTTTCTACACCTGCTTCTTCCTCTAGTTCTACATCAATATCCATCTCGTTGTCAATAACTTTCGTTACGTACTCATGCACAATATTGCGTAACTCTTCCACCTCTTCCATGACAGGCACTGCAGCACACATCATCTTAGCAAAATGCATGACTTGATAGTAGTCATCGTCATCCATAGGATTGTGTGGCATTGCCATGATTGATATATCAACCTCGCCAGACCACTTACCATCATCATCAGCGAATGGTCTGACACGTATGAGGAAATCTTCATTGTGTATTTCCTTAGATAGTTTATCCATTATGTCCATATTCTATCTCCTTTTCACCTTTGTGCCGCCAAACTTAATAAACTTTGGATGCTTGTTTTTGCCCTTCTCCTTCAACCAATCTTCAGGTATAATCCTGTCGTAGTATAGAAAGCCATATTTAATACACCATTCACCGTATGTAGACTTAGCACCCTTACGAAGTTTGCGTCTGCTACTTTCAAACACAAAACGAATATCCAACTTGGGATGCTGCTTTTTAATAGCCAGATGCTTGCGTCTATCTGCTGCGGTGAACTGCCCCTTTGTCTCAATAATTATTCCGTTGGACAGCACGAAGTCGGGGGTGTATGTCCTGTACGCCAAGTCTTCCCACTCTATCTTGACCTGCTCGTATAAGAAATCAATCTTTAATTCCTTGAGATAGTCAGATACCTTGAGTTCCAGACCGCTACGATACCCATACTTTCGTGCTGCCCTAAATTGTTTTGCGTTAGCCAACGTCACGCCATGATATAAACGGGTTGCTACGATAACCTAACGCACGTAGTTCTTCACGTAAGACTTTATCTGCTTCATTACGTGCATCAATAGCTGCACGAAGTCCAGCGGTCTTACGTTCACGGTATTCTTTGCGAAGTTCATTAAGATGTCGCTCTGCATCTTTAATCTGTTCTGCAAGTTCATTGAGTTCATCATCCATTCATATACTCCTTTGCTAATTCAACATATGCCACTGTGGGCGGGTTCTTTGCCTGTGACTTTACAGCAGGTAACTCAGTAAGACTATCCCAGCAATCAAAGCGATAGCTGCAAAATTTACATCCGTCATTAAGGACTTTATTACCTGTGGGCTTGCCACGAAAAGTCTCAGGCACTGGTTCAAAACATCTTTCAAACTTGTTCTCCTTTACTGTCTGAACCGTATCCTTTATTTGGGATACCTCTTTGTCAATGTCAAGACCTGTAGCTGGTACATACTTGAACTGCCCATTGGCTTTGTTCACTACCCACCAGCCACCTGCTTTCTTGCCGGATGCTTTGGCATACCCAGCTAACTGAGCCACATACCCGAAGCCATCACCGCTGGCAAGAGTGTCATAGGATTCAAACTTGTTTCTGTATGACCAGTCTGAAGCTGATTTAATATCATCAACTGCACCATCAATGATGAGGTCATAACTACCAGAAACGCTATCGTCACCAAGGTCAAGAGAAACTTTATCCGTGTCTTCATAACTTACTCCTGCTTCTTTGAGGATACCTTTGAAGACAGCTTCAACGATGTCTCCAATCATCATGTTCATTACGAATGTTGTCGGCAGGGGAACAGCTACCTCTGGCTTGTTCTTATCATACCAGAGTTGACAAGTCGGCCTACCTACATTCGACATACGTAGGCTGAACTTGTCACGCTTGTTGCCCCCACCGAACTGACGTGCTGCAGCAGACATCACATCAAGACCAATCTGTTTGATTGTTTGTTGTGACATACTTGATTTGCCTGTTACAGCGTTCTCAAGGTACTGATGCAGTGCCAGTTCAGCAGGGTGATTCATTACGCTACCTCTTCTTCTTCAAAGTCCATGTCCACAACATCGTCAATGTTCAACTCATCCAAGTCCTCATCGTGCTTTGATGAGGCCTTCTCTGCGTAGGCATTGATGATGTACTCGTTGTAGTTCTGTACCCATGACATGAAGTCAGCAAACTTCTCTTGGTCATCTTGGGTGAGTTCCACAACATTGGTTACATCCAATGACGTAACAGGTAGGTAGAAGCTATTACCGTTAGGCAGCTTACGCTCTTCTGTATTCAGCGTTACGTTATGCTGCACAGGAAGACGCTTCATCTTAGCAAGCTGGTTGAACACACCGCCTACAGTCTTGAATGCGTCACGGTTCTCTACTTCCCAAATGAATGGGACAGTATCGACACTAGCTTCTTTGCCATCAGCATCCTTTGGATTGACCAACTCAACCGTACCAAGCACAACACGTACTCGTTTGATAGAGCGAATCAATTCCTTCGTAGCGTCTGGCAAAGACTTGAAGTCCTCAATCCAGCCTGAAGGCTTACCACAGTTAAAGCCACCGTCATTGTCTTTCAAGTCCATGTTCAGGCTATCAGCCATGACAGTCTTGACGTAACGATTAGGTGCAGTACCTGTAGCCATGACGAACTTCTTGTACATGAAGCGTTGCATGAATGGACGCACGACAGCAGACTCTGCGTAGTACGTAGGCCCATCGGGAATCTCCAGCTTGTATGTACCACCCTTAACCTTGATGGTATCCGTGCCTAAGATTGGGGAATGCTGGATACGCAGACGTGCAAGGAACATGCCTTGCTTCTTCTGTGCTGCAGCTTCATTGGCGATACCCATAGCCTTTGCCATTTCAGCGTAGTTATTGGTATCAATTGTTGTAATATCATTCATGTTTATTAACTCCTTTCCAGTTGTTAGACGCATAGTTATATCAGGTTACGTCCTTGGTGTCAAGCCAATTCGGGCCTATTTTTGCCTCTAATAACAGAGGCACATTAAACTCAACTCCCCAGCGTTGGGTGATGAGATAAGGCAGTGCTTTATTAGTTTCGTCTATGATACTGATAACCCGTGATTCTTCATCAGGGTGTACATCAACAACGATACTGTCATGCACTGTATTCACTATACACGATTGCATATCCTTTAGCAACATATCAATGTGCAATAATGCGATAGGCACAATGTCTGCTGTAGCAAACGACTGCACAGGATAATTCTTTATCTGTGTAAAGTGTGAGATGCGACCACTTGCTTTGCGGTACACGTCAGGAAAAGCAAACTCACGACCACTTGGTGTAGTAATCTTGCGTGTGCTTATAGCTTCTTTAGCCAGTCGGGTATGCCAAGACGCGACTCCTTGGTACTTCTGGTTGAAGTGTGTGTAGTATTCTGACTCAGCGGATGTTCGTCCATAGCCTGTTGCCCCGTATAACGGCGCGAATGTGTGTGCTTTCGCATCCTGTCTACTCGTAGGTTGACCAGCATCACTAATAACTTTAGCGGTGTATGCGTGTACATCAAATCCAGTAGATACTTCTTCAA